GGCCACTATTGACGACCACCGCGTCAGGGGCAGCGTAGAGCGCATCGAGGTCAATACCCTGAGCCACGGTGATGCCCCAGTCGTCGATGTCAAAAGCCATCGTGCCGCTGTATGCATGAGCCAGGCCGATGCCGTAGCCTTGGGGCAGATCGCCCTGCGTCTTCAGGGCGTTAGGCTTGAGGTTCCAGCCAGGAGTGCGCGGCCCCTTGGTGCCCGGTGGGATGGGCACAAGGCTCCAGCCGTGCCGGATATAGGCGTCAACTGATGCCGGATGCGATTGCACGTTTGGTAAAGCTGTCATACACTTGGCCCGTTGGTGATCGCAGTTGCCGACAGTCTCCTAATCAGACCCTCTTGATCGCCCCGGCTAACCCCCGGGGCGTTTCTTTTTCCGCTTGTCATTTGTCGATCCAAAATTTTTTACCTGACCTGTTGCACATCGTACCTCACCTGTGCTACGATTGCAAGCATCGAAGTGAGGAATTTAAGCGATGACCACACCCAAATCTGTGTTCTTGACCGTGCGAGTCGCGGGCAGTACACGCACCAAGTTTCACGCCAAGGCACGCAAGTACGGGCAACCGTCGAGCGTACTTCGTGAAATCATCGAGGCGTTCATTGAAGACCGTCTCTCCATCATCCCCCCTGTAAACCGTAAGGAAAATCTTTATGTCCCTCGAAGCCAAGATTGATGCTCTGACCGCTGCTGTGGTTGCCCTGACTGCCAAACTGGAGTCCAGCAATGTAGCAGCCCCTGCGCCCCAAGTCATTACCTCCGCAGCCCCCGCCGCTTCTGTGACGCTGACTGTGCCAGCCCCAGTGGCCGCTCCTGTGGTGGCGATGCCCGCGCCGCCTAGCTTCGCACCTGTAGCTCCGGCCCCGGCTCCAGTTCCCACTGGCGCACCGTTTAGCGACCCAAAGGGGCTGATTGACTACGTCATGTCGTCCTACAAGGCGCTTGGCCCCCAGAAGGGTGCCCAGATTCAAAATGTTCTGACCAGCCTGGGCTACCAGAACATCAACGATATCAAGCCCGAGCACTACGGTGCTCTGTTCGCTGGCGTTGAGGCATTGAAATGAGCGGCGGGCCAGCGTTCCCCACTGAGCGGGCGCTACCCGAGCAGCGGTCCGGCATGACGCTCAGGGACTACTTCGCGGCTAAGGCGATGCAGGGGTTGCTTGCAAACAACAACATTGGCGCTCAACAACTCGCCCAAGCGGCTTACGTTGTGGCCGACGCCATGTTGGAAGTGAGGGATTATGAGCACCCACGCTAACCTGTCACCGTCCAAACGGCATCGTTGGGCCTTGTGCCCAGGCTCGATCCGCGAGGAGGCCAAGTACCCCGATGAGCGCAGCAGTCCGGCTGCGATTGACGGCACCCACAGTCACACGCTGCTCGAGCAGTGCCTGAAGCGCGTTACCGAAGCCGACTTCTTTGTCGGCAAAACGCTGACTGATCATGACGGTGAGTTCATCGTAGACGCTGAACGTGCAGCCCGTGTGCAGATTGCACTGGACTACATCGATCAGCGTGCCGCTGAGTACAACGGTTTGTGCGAAGTGATCAGTGAGACGCATGTCGATCCTGCTTACCTGCTGGGCCGGGACGACCTGTCGGGCACCGTGGACGTTCAGATCATCGGTGGCGACACCCTTGAGTTGATCGACTACAAAGACGGCATGGGTGTGGTGGAGGCCGAGGGCAACATGCAGCTTGAACAGTACGCCTACGGGGTGCTGGCAGGCTACAAGCTGCCCATCAACGGCAGCTACCCGGTCAAAACAATCCGTATGACCATCATCCAGCCCAAGCTGGCGCTCAGAGGCATGAGCCCGATCACCTCGCATGAGGTATCGGTTAGTGACTTGTTGAGCAACATCGGTACAATCGTGGTGCAAGCTGCTGCAACTGACAAACCAGATGCGCCGCTTGTTCCGGGTGACAGTCAATGTAAGTTTTGCCGCGCCAAAGGCTCCTGCGCCGCGCTGGCAAGTAACGTAATGAAGGAGGTCGGAATCATGTTCCAACCCGTTGTAAGCCAAACCTTGGATGTCGCGCAGCAATCAGCCGACAAAGATCCATCGACAATGGATGACGCTCAGATCAGACAAATCCTCGAGGCTGCTCCGCTAATGCGTCAGTTACTCGAAGGGGTCGAAGCTGAAGCCCTGCGCCGCTTGCAAGCCGGCCAAACCATCCCCGGCCTCAAGCTGGTCAATGGACGTGGCTCACGCACCTGGGCGCTGCCCGAGGAGCAGATGGCCGAGAAGCTGGTCAAGATGGGCATCCCTAAGGGCGCGATCTACGAGACGAAGCTGGTCACGCCAGCCAAGGCCGAGAAGCTGACCTGGGAGAAGCGCGACGGTACCAAGGTGCAACTGACTGACCGGCAACTCAAGACGATGGAAACCGAGTACGTCGTCAAGATGGCCGGCAAACTCACCGTCGTCCCCGAATCCGATGGTCGACCGGCTGTCGTTCTCAATGCTGCGCCACTCTTTAGCGCAGTTGAAACCCTGCCCTCGTGGCTTTCTTAAACTGGAGTAACTGTAATGTCCGATATCATTTTTCTGTCCAACGTCCGTCTGTCTTTCCCCCACCTCGCTGAACCCCAGCGCCAGGTTAACGAGCAGACTGGTAAAGAGCGCATCTCGTACAACTGCGAGTTCATCATGCCGCAGGACCATCCTGGCTTCCAGCAGTTCATGCAGAAGTACGGCGCCTTGGCGCTGGACAAGTGGAAAGAGCACGCCAACACGGTCATGGGCATGGTCCAAGGCGACCGCAAGACCCGCTGCTACGGTCGTGGTGAGGAGAAGGTCAACAAGAAGACCTTTCAGCCCTACGACGGCTACGCCGGCCATGTGTTCATCACCGCGGGCCGGGACAGCCAGCCCCAGATGATCCAGGCTGACGGCCAGCCCATCGACCCGACCAACACGATGGCCTACCAGCAGCTCGCCCGCAAGATGTACGGTGGTTGTCGGGTCAACGCTGCGGTCAAGCCTTGGCTGCAAGACAACAAGCATGGCCGCGGCATCCGCTGCGACCTGATCGCTGTTCAGTTTGCTGGTGATGATGTTGCCTTCGGTGAAGGAGCCGTCGATGCGTCTAACTTATTCGGTGCGGTTGCGACTGCTCCGGCTGGAATGTTCGGTGCTGCGCCTCAAGGTGCGCCTGCGATGCCTGCTGCGCCGTTTACTGCGGGCCTGCCACCCTTCATGATGAGCCAGTAATCAACCGGGGGCTTCGGCCCCCGTCATCCGAGTAACCGTAATGAGTAACGACTATGTGTACGACATCGAAACCTACCCCAACGTCTTCACGCTGGCGGTGGAGCACGCACAAGCGCCGCTACGCTGGTCTTTTGAGATCAGCGACTGGTGCAACGACTCCCGCGACATCGTCGCGTTTCTCCAGTATCTCAAGGATACGGATGCCCGCATGGTCGGGTTCAATAACCTGGGGTTCGACTACCCCGTCCTGCACACGCTGATCCGCATGGGCCGCTCAGACGCGGCCACGCTGTATCAAAAAGCCCAGGCCATCATCAACTCGCAAGACGAGAGCGATGACAAGTGGACTCATCAGGTCAACCCATCTGACCGATTTGTGCCGCAGATCGACCTGTTCAAGATTCACCACTTCGACAACAAGGCCCGCGCCACCAGTCTGAAGGTATTGGAATTCAACATGCGTAGCGACAACATTGAAGACCTGCCGTTCCCGGTGGGCACCACGCTGACGCAGGCCCAGGTGCCGGTGCTCAAGCGGTACAACGCGCACGATGTGGCGCAGACTAAGGCGTTTTATGAGCACACCTTCAGTATGCTCAAGTTCCGCGAAGAGCTTACGCACAAGTACAGCCGCGACTTCATCAACCACAACGACACAAAGATTGGCAAGGACTACTTCGTCATGAAGCTGGAGGAGGCCGGAGTCGCCTGCTACGACTACGGCAGCAAGGGGCGCACGCCCCGGCAGACCAGGCGCCCGAGCATCGCGCTCAAGGACGCCATCTTGCCTTGGATCGCGTTTGAGCAGCCTGAGTTCAACCGGGTGCTTGGCTGGCTCAAGGCGCAAGTGATCACGGAAACCAAGGGAGTGTTCAATGACCTCACCGCTACCATTGACGGATTTACTTTTGTGTTTGGCCTT